AGCAGTGATCGGGAAGACGTTGGTACTTGTGTCTTGGTTGAACTGCTGGGCGCTATCCCCGTGCAGGAGCATGGAGACGAAAGGCCAGTACACATCTGTGACCTTGGCGAGTGCGCCAGTCAGAAACGAGTTGAGTGCTGCGAACATTATGCAAACGCCTGTGATGCGTTACCGTACCAGCTAGTGCCAATGTAGACAAAGCTGATAATGTCCACCGCGCTTGCCGTTGCTGTGATAGTCGGCACAGTGCCGCCGGGCCATTTGACGCCGGTGAAGGTGGCTGTAGTCATGCCTGTTGCGGCCTGCGTCAAGCGTAGGATGAATGAATTCCCTGCCGTGGGGGATGTTGGCATTGCGAACGTACAAGGCGTTGAGGCCGTCAGCGTAGCGGTGACAACTGTGCCCGCTGTGATGACGATTGTTGCCGTGCCTGTAACCGTTCCCAGCGCAGCTACTGACTCAACGTATCCCGAGATCGTCGGGGTTGTCAGCGTTGGCGAGGTAGAGAAGACCAAGTTCGTGCTGGTCGTCCCCGTGGCACCAGAGGCTGTGTAGCCCGTGATGTTGTTGAAGGATGTGATGCTGGCTGTGGTGGCGTTGGTGCCCCCGTTGGCGACCGCCAGGGTTCCTGCCAGGGTAACTGCACCAGACGTAGCAGAGGCCGGTGTGAGGCCCGTGGTGCCCCCAGCAAAGGTCGTTACGTTGGTCGTTGCACCGTTGCTTGCCAACAGCTTGACCGTGCCCCCGGCATTCTTGAAGTACAGCTTCTCGTCGGTGATGTTGAGAGCAAGCTCCCCCGAGACAAGGTTTCCCGCTGAAGGGGCTGCTGCTGCCGTGGTGCTGAAGTACAGCGAAATTGGGGTAAAGCCTGTTGCTGCCATCGTAGTTCCTTAAAATGTGCCGCCTGAAATGCCGCCGGGGACTTTCATCAAACCTGTGCTATCAATCCGCATCCGCTCGGCACTACCCGCAGCAATGATCACAGTATCGCTAAGGCCAGCAGTCCCGGCAACTGATCCTATGATTGTGTTGTTGCTGCCTGTGGTTAGGGATACCCCTGATTGATTACCTATGCCAATATTGTTTGCACCTGAAAATCCCGCACCACTTAATGCACTTTTACCAAACGCAGAGTTGTTATTTCCGGCAACGTTATACAGCAAAGCGAACAAACCTACCGCAGAATTATTTGCTCCGGTATCGTTAGAGTAAAGAGCTTGTTGCCCAACTGCCGAATTTCCCGCGCCAGTTGTATTAAATATTAACGACGAATACCCTACCGCTGTATTGCTTGTTGCCGAAGTATTATTATACAACGCGGCATTTCCAAAAGCGGTATTGCCGCTGCCGCTCAAGCTCCCATTAGCCAACGCCCCAACACCAACCGCAGTATTGGTAGCAACAGCATTAGCCCCCAGCCCCACGGTCAGGCCTTGGATCACTGCGCCGCCAGTCAGGGTTGAGACGCCTGTGACACCAAGGGTTGTGCTGGCTGTGATCGCTGCGGCAGCTAAGGTACCGGTGAAGGTGGGGGATGCCGAGAAGACTAGGTTGGTACTTGTGGTGCCCGTAGCCCCGGCAGCGGTGTAGCCGGTGATGTTGTTGAATGAGGTAATGCTGGCGGTGGAAGCACCTGTGCCGCCATTGGCGACCGCCAGGGTACCGGCGACCGTGATGGCACCGGTGGTGGCGCTGGCCGGCGTCAGGCCGGTCGTGCCGAAGTTGAGCGAGCTGACACCGGATCCTGCGCCGGAGAACTGCGCCCAGGTGATCGCGGTCACGCCGATCGTGCCGCCGGCGTTGCTCGTGCAGACCCAGCCGGTATCGGCCAGGGTGGTCCCGGTCTGGATGAACACGTACGCCCCAGGCACCTCGGCCCAGGTGTCCATGTCCAGGGCACGGGCCCACGAGCCTGCGGCGACAAGGTAGATGCCGTTGTCCGCAGCGGTCGACTGGTTCTTGACCAAGCACCGATCGCCCGCTATCAGGGCGATGCCGTCAATGGTCTGCGGCGCGGACAACGTGATGTTGACCGTGGTTGCCGCAATGCAGGACGCCTTGGTGTCCAGGCCCTGGGCCACCGTGTCGACGTAGCTCTTGTTTGCGATGTCGGTGCTGCCCGACGGCGTGGTGCTCACCGTGCCGGTGGTCAACGCGACCGAGGTCAGGTCGGTGTTCGCGCCCTTAATCGCAAAGGCCGCACCGGCGCTGGTCGTGGCCCCGGTGCCGCCGTTGGCGATCGGGAGCGTGCCCGAGACGTCCGCCGTCAGGCTCACCGCCCCGAAGGTAGGCGCACCGGCGGCGTTGCCGTGTAGGACCGTGGTGGTGGTGCCCAGGCTCGCCAGCGGCGCGGGAGCAGCGCCAGCGCCGCCGCCCAGGACGATCGCGTTGGCCGTCAGCGCGCCAGACGACGCCCAGGTCGTGCCGCTGGAGAAGTACGGGACGCCGCCGGACGTGCCGGCGACCGTCAGGGCCAGGGTGCCCGCACTGGTGATCGGAGACCCCGCGACAGAGATCAGCCCGCCCGTGAACGACTGCGCGACTGATGTCACACCGGTGCCGGTAGTGACCGCGCCCCAGGCATTGTTCGCGTAGCCCTCGAAGGTGGCCGTGGTCGAGTTGTACCGGAAGTTCCCGTTGGTGGACGACCCGCGCTGCCCGGTAGTGCCCACCGGGACAACTAGGCCACCGTTGCCCGACAGCACCGGGTCCGCCGAGATCGCGATGACCGGCGAGTTGGCAAAATTGCCGTCGGTGACATCGATCTGGCTGGACGTGCCCAGGATCGTCCGGGTCGACACCGTCGTCGAGCTCGTCAGCGCCAGGGCGCCGGTGCCCGTTGCGCCGGCCACCGCCAGGGCAACCCCGGTCAGTGCGAACGTCGGGTTGCCCGCGACGCCGTCACCATCCGTGACCGACAGGCCGGTGGTGGTCGAGGACATCGTCCTGGCGGCCACCGCGTTGCTGGCGGTCTTGGCGATCATGCCGTTGGAGGCCGCCTCAAGGCTCCCGGAGGCCGCGTTCAGGGTGATGGTGAGGGTAGACTGCGCCCCCGCGTCCACAAGCCCGACACCGGTCCCGTTGGACAGCGCGCGGCTGTTGTTGAGCGTGGGCTCCTGGTTCTTGGTCAGGAAGGTCTGGGTCTGCACGGGCGACCCGGCCAGCGCCGCAGTTGTCGTCTGTACCGTCACCCCGTTTTGGACGATCGGGACCGATTCCGTCCCCGTGATCGCACCAGCGGCAGGTAGTTCGGTGATTGTTACGTTTGCCATTACTGCCCCGGGGAGGTGGTCAAGGTGTCGAGGTTCCCGTTGTTCGATGGGGTCTGCGTGTTCTGTTCTGGTGACAGGTCAAACTGGTTGTTGCCGGTGGTCTCGATCGCGTTCGGGTCCGTGGCGATGCTGACATCGGGCCTGGGAAACCTGATCGTGATCTTCTCCGTCGGACGCGGCGCCAGCCGGTACGGGTCCTTCTCGTCCGCGCATCCCTGGTCGCATACTAGCAAACCGGGAAAGTTTGGGTCTGACCGGGCCACCGAGTGCGCGCGCTTCATCTTGCACCGGTCGCAGATGAATATGGCGATGTCCGAACCGCCCCGGGTGTCGAGGAAGCGCGGCATGGCCTACCTTGAGTACACCGAGATGTTCGGCGCGAAGTAGATCGGCGACTTGTCGCGCTCTTCCTGCTCCGCCATGTTGAAGTACTTCTCGGCCTGGACCTCAAGGTACTGAATCCGCCCGACGTCAACGCCGGGGAGCTCCTGGGCCATCTGGTGCGCCAGCATGTTCTGGATCGCCATCAGCCACCGGTCGGGGATCGCAAGCTGCCCGCTCAGGGCGCCGACGTCCTCGATGTAGGCCGAGTACCAGACCGTCATCTGCACGAACGAGCTCGACGGTGTCGGCCAAACCGTGATGGTGGCCTGGGGGATCGTGCGGTTCAACCAGAACTGGAACGGCTGGTTGGCCGTGAAGTTCTTGTTGGGCAGGTTGGTGTAGTCGTCACGGTTGAGCCGCGACATGGTGATCTCGGTCGAGTTGTTCCCGAAGTACAGCTCACGCAGCGCCAGGGTGGTGCCGCCGGTGGCGCGCATCCGGTAGTACGACACGTTGGCGCCCGGGTCGATGTCCTGCCAGACCCACTGCCCGTCGGTCACCGCCTCGCTCGTGGCGGTGTACAGGGCCGTCCAGGTGGCATTGTCGGCGGACGCCTCGAGCACGTAGCTCCAGGTCGCGCCGCCGCCACCAGAGACGTACGGCATGAACCCGATCGAGCCCAGGTACTGCGGGTTGCTGGTGCCGTAGTCGACCGCGATGTTGCCGTTGGCGGACGTCTGCGCGCAGAACGTCGAGGTGTCCTGGTCGTAGACGTTGGCGACCGTGCCGCCGGCAGAGCTGGTGTACCCACCAGAGGGCTGCGCCATGGTCCTGTACAGTGCGTTCAGGACGTCATTGCCACCAACCGCGAGCGAGTACTCGTACTGGTTGGCGATCAGGCCGATGACCTGCTTCTTGATGGCGAAGTACTGGATGCCCTGGTTGATCAGGTTTGCTCAGGACGTAGAAGAGCGACTCCTTGGCGGCCTGGACCTGCTCGACCGTCAGTTCCTCGGCGAGCTTACCCGCACGACG